AACATGGAGGTGCTGTAGTTATACGAAATGGGTACAAGGCGGGTAGAACCCGCAAATACTTGACCGCCGATCAAGTTGACCGGCTTTAGGCCGTAGGGGGCCGAGACCGTAGGATATGCCATTTAAGACTCCAAAAGTTAAATATTTTTCCCGAAAGTGACCTTAGTACTACGCTCTTTAAAAAGCGGCATACGTGGATCGCTTTCGCGCATGAAATTGTTGTCTAGTGATGTCATTTGTGAATCCGCAATCTGTTGGAAATGCGCATTACGTTGTTCAACTAGTTCAACAGGTGTTTTACAGAGGATAAGTCCACCCACTTCAATCGCATCCTTAAACCGAGATGTATCCTCGTTAAAAGTATGCGCTTCAGGATGTTCTGAAGCCTTTACAGGCTCCCAACCCTCACGGAATTTTGCGGAAATATTTCTGGCGTCATCCTTACCACCGAAGGCGGTACGAATCCAACGAAATTCATAACCGGGCTCTGGGTTAACGTTGGGTAAAAGTTCAGCGGGCATCCATTTTTTAGTTGGACGAGCTTCTTTTTCCCTAGTTTCTAGGGCACGAGTCATACGATTTTGTTCAGTCATTTTTATTTCCTCATTTCTTCCGCAACCTTTTTAGCGTAGAGTTCCAGAGGAACACCAAGCTTCTTGGCTAGTTGTACCTGCGTCGGGTTTAGCACGATCTTTCGAGGCGCAGTGCTTCTCGTTGCTGGGGCAACTATATTTGCTTTAGGGCGCTGAGAGTTGGGTGCATCAGCGGATTCACCGGAGGCAAACTTCTCCGGGAATACTTGTCTAATCCGTCCGTTGAGTTTTTTATAGTACTCATCAGAAGTCGGGTCTATACCATCTTCCACGACCAGTTTTTCATGCAACGCAAACGCATATCCGGTCATTTCTCTATCTTTACCAAACCACGAGTTATTAGCTTGTTTCCAAGCTTCAGCTTTAGGATCAGAAGACGTCGTTTGCGCGAGTTGCTCTAGTTGTACACTATTTTTATCTTCTTGTAAAGAGGGTTGTCTAAAATTATTAACCCGCTCTGCAGTTAATTTTGAAGCAGTTAGGGCCTCAGCTGCCTCAGCAAAAGCATCAGCATCCCCAGATTCATACGCCTGCTTGTATTTAATCTTAGCTTTTTCCAAGTCAGTAGCCACTACTTTTTTAGCTTGCGTAAGTAATGCTTCTTGGCTAGTACTAAGAGAACCTTTTAGTTGTTTATTTTCTTCAACAACTGCCCGGGCAATACGTAAAGCTTCGTCTTTTTCTTTAGCAGCAGCTTCTTTTGCCCGTCGCTCATCGTGATAACCTTTACCTAGATGAGCTAGTCGTTCTTTCAGACGCTTATCTGAATACCTAGAAAGTTCTTCTTCAGTAACTTCCTCTGGTGGTTCCGGCAGTGGTTTTACGTTCCTATCAGATTCAGGAGTATCGTCAACAATCTCAATTTCTAGCGGGTCTTCTACTGCTATTAGCTTAGAACCCATTTTAGATTGTTTGGACTCAACTTCATCCGGAAACTCAAATTCTGTTTTTTCAAATTCGGCCATACATACTCCTTATGGGCGTTGGATTCCACGGGGGTCTTGCACCACCGCTTCAACAGAATCATCACTGATTAGCCGCCATTCTGTTCCATGAATTTTCATCCGTGTACCAGTGTTAGGACGAACCAAAACAAAATCACCCACCTTACAACTTGGCCCGCTAGGAAACCGTTTCTCGTCTTTATACGCATCTGGCCCAAGCTTAGCCACAAACAACACAGGAGATAGAAGCTCCTCATGATGCATCATGGTGGCGGTTTTCACTAAGCCAGATTCACTAAGTTCTTCTTCAGCCTTGGGTAACATACAAAGTAAGTTAAACATAACTGGATCAGGGACTTGTCGCGCTTTCTCTTCAGTCGTTGCGGGAAGTACAGTAGCTGAGGCACCGTCTTGACTTACGAGGATTTCAGTCATCATTATCTCTTTCTAAACGAGTTTTCAGGTCTTGCAAGTTGTAATTGGCGTGGTCAAGACCGCGAATAACACCCACCAATTCTCGGTACTCAGCGTAGTCTTTAACTGCGCCAGTACAAAGCTTATCTACCGCCTGCTGGCGGAATTCATTGTTTTGCTTTTTAAGTAGATCAAACTCGGTCATTTAGTACCTTCCGGTGGCTTTGATTGATTAGCCGCTTGTTGTGCATGCAGCATTTGCTGTAACTTCTGTGCTGCTGCAATATTGCGGTTTTGTTCAGCCAGCGACATCTTGTGGCCATGCATCTGGTCAGCTTGTTGAACCCCCCGGCTATGCAGTTGTTGTGCTTGCTCCATCTCCATCTGATGACGCTGCGCTTGTTGCTGCATTTCCTGCTGATGTCGAGCTGCAGCCATCGCTGGGTCTTCTCCAGCTTGACCCTGTGTTTGCTGTGCTTTTAGCTGCAACTCAGCCTGTTTAATCTGCAAATCACCCTGTACTTTTTGCGCTTTAGTATCAGCTTCTTGCTTCTTAATTTGAAGCTCAGCTTGTTGCATCTGTACAAGCGGGTCTTGCGCCATTTCTTGATTCTTCTTCTGCTGGGCCATAGCCATGTTCTGCTGTAACAACTGAACAGACGCTTTGGCAACCAACTGCGACAACTGGACCTCAACATCTGGAGGCAGCTTCTCGTTGGGCGCGGGCAACGAAACACCAAGCTGTTCTTCGATTTTCTTGCGGTACAAAAACGCCAAGTGTTCTGCGTTGTGCGCTTGGACCGCAGCCATCATCTGCTGGGCCATCGGGTTCTGCCCCATCTGTTGCATGATCATGGGGTCTTGCGTGAACGTACTGTGCACAGCGATGTGTGCATCATGGTCTTGGTAAATAAACGCTTTGGTTGGTTCCCCTTTAAGGAATGCCATGTTCTCACTTATAGGATCACGCGGAGTCTGGTCATCGTCCATGGGCACCAGCTTCTCAGCATTCTTTACCCCCAAGACATCAATCATCTGACGATGCAACTGCGGTAAGTTATAAATCTGCGGCGCTTGCGTGGACATCTGCATGACCGCTTGGTACTGCATAATCCGCTGGGCCATTGTGCTGCTATTGGGATCGCTTACCGGAATCACCTCGCACATATCGTAATCTTCGCGCTTAGCCGAAGCATCGCCCGAGGCGGGCTCATAGTCATAGTCAGCCGGTGTGTTATCCCGAATAATGCTTTTGAGCAGCTTAAACTCTTCCTTCATGGAGTTGTGCACGCGAGCTTGTACAGCTCCCATGATCTTCAACTGCCTCTCCAAAAGTGCCAACGTAGTACCCACCGGGGACTGCGCACTCATATCGCTGACCTTCATATCCGCGATAGACCCTAGACGGCGACCCTCATCGGTAATCTGATTTAACAGTGCTAGCAGAACTTGGCTCGGCTCCTTGTACGGGAGCGTCATGATGTTATCTTTGATAGCCCCGCTTGGGATATCTACATCCCTAAACTCTCCCGGAGCGATGGGCGTGTCATCACCCTTAACGCGCATGCCACGGGCTTTTAGCCCGCCGGGTAAATTAGAAAGAGTGCCCGCATCAACAAGCTGCCGGATAAGAGAAGTACCAGCGCGAGCGTAGCCGCCAATGATATGGATGAGACCCATACCATATGCTCCAAAGCCCGGAATATAGTCATACTGCACCAAGTGCTGACGTTTCTGACATGTGTCATCATCTTCACTCCAGTTACGGTAGATAGACAGTACCTTATTAGTACCCTTATCTATAGTAATAATGTATGGCAGCGCGATCCCATCTTCATCCTCATGTCCGGGCAAATCCAAAACTGTCTGCACTTCATACAGCTGGTAGCGGTCATCGTCCGTTAGAGAATATCCTTGCTCATCAGCTTTTTTCTTCTCTACATCCGTGTAACTCATTACTGGCTCACCTAGTTCTACATCACAGTAGAACCCGGCAACCTGTAGCTTACGCAGCTCATTCTTTGTCTTGCGCATCACATGGGTGACGCGTTCTGCCATCCTTGCGTTACTGGACCCGTAAGGAATAATCACATCTTCGGCGGGCACGAACAGTGAAGTTTCCCGGTTAAGTCCGGGATCAAAATACACCTTCTTAAAGGCAGCGCCAGCCAACCCCAAGTTAAACAACATGCGTTCATGTTCAGAACGATACTCAGGCATACCCTCGGTAAGCCTGTAGTTCATATCATCTTTTACTCGCTCGGCTGCTTCTTCTTTAAGGCGGTCAATCGCGCCAACAATTTCGGTCTTAACTGGGCCCGCAGCAGGAAACGTCTCAGTGATCGTCTCACTTTGGAATCTAATAGCCGCTTCGGTAAGAACCGTAGAAAAGACTCCACACGCTCCATTCCATGGTTCAGTACGTTCTTCATACTTCATCCCCAAAACATCTAGACCTTTTACATACGTCTCAGTCCAATCTTTGCGAGACGTAATATCTGCTTCTACAAGTTCTATTAAATCACCAGCAATCTCCTGCAACTCACCCTCATCCATATCCTCGGCAAGATTCTTAGAAAACTCATCGTTAACTTCCTTGCCCGGGTCAAGGGTAATTTCTACGGAACCATCATCCATGGTGACCATATCTGGAATTCCGATTTCAATTTCTATACCTTGTTGATCCCCCATGTCATCCATAATCCCCCCAAATCCGGGACCTATTGCTTTATCAATATTAGAAGTAGCCATAATGTGTTCCTAGTAATACACCGCATTGCGGCGCTTAGTCAATTTAATTTCATCTACTTCGTCAGTAGGCAGACGTAGAAATCCACCCGAACGAAAACGCATAAGCGCTAGAGTTGTAGCGTCAACCAAGTCATCGTGCTGCCCGCTGGGGAATTCAGCAATCTCGTCAACTAGCTCTTCAGCCCATCTGGTTCTAGGGACCCATACTTTACCGGACGCGATTATGTCCGAGACAGCATTCAGGCGGGCAATTTTGTCCTGACCCCTACTTGGGGTGTACTCTTGAACTGGAATCCCCATAGCTCTTAGCTCATATATAAGCGGAGCCCCAGTAGCTTTCTTCTCAACAAGTACCCCGTCGGGTTCCCATTCATTGTATTCTTCTAGTACATCTTTCTTTAGCTGTACCCACTCAACACGCTTCTTGTACGTATTAAGCAGAATAATATTCGGGGCATTCATATCCTCGTTTGGGTAAAAAACACCCCAAGTCGTGCCCGCTGAATAATCTGCCCGCTGTGTTTTTTCAAACGCCGTATCCCACGTCTGCAGGATGAAATCACACTGGGGTGGACGTTCTTCTTCCCACCATTTCCACCAATCCCGCTTCACAATTGCTGACTCATTACCTACAGGATTTTGCTGGTACTGTGCCTGCCACTTGGAATTAGGCAGCTCTATACGAAGAGCTTCCAACTCACTCAAGCTCCAGAATTCTGGCCATAAGGGTTTACCCGAAGGCATGATTGCAGGGAACTCAATCACTTCCCACTGCTCACCACCCCGGTTTGCAGCGGCTTTTAATACCTGACCGGTCAAATCTCGCTGCGCCCACCGTGTCATCACAATAATAATAGCCCCACCCGGTTGCAAACGTTGACGCGGGCCAGACGTATACCATTCTGTTACCTTATCAAAGACCTCCGGGTTAGATGCAGCAAGTGCAGCTTCCTGTTCTGAGTGCGGATCATCAATAATCAACAGGTCTGCGCCCTTACCAGTCACCGTACCGCCTACGCCAATAGCAAAATAGTCGCCGCCCTTGCTGGTATTCCACCTTCCAGCGGCTTTTGAGTCTTGTTGAAGCTCAAGATTGGGGAAAATTGAGCGATAAGTCTCTGAGTCGACCAAATTTCGCACTTTTCGACCAAATCCAACTGCCAATTCACCCGTATTTGAGCTTTGAATCACCTTTTTATTAGGGTATTTACCTAGAAACCATGCTGGAAGCAAGTAACTAGCGAACTCTGACTTGGTATGGCGGGGTGGCATGTTGATAATCAGCCGTTTGCACTCCCCGTTCGCCACGCGTTCGAAGGCGCGGGCCATAATTTTGTGGTGTCGCCCGCCTATGAACTCTGGCCAAGTTTTTTCTACGAACCCCATAAACGTATTCTGAGCTTTTTCCTTCTCGAGGATTTGCTCGCGGCGTTCCAAGTCCCGCAGGATAGTTATTTTCTGAGACTCCGGTAGCTTGCCTAGCTGCGCCAGCAAAGCTTTGAACTCCGGGTCTAGGGTTTCTATTGGCTGGTCAGGTCTCATCAGGAGATTCCTCAACTGGCTCGGACTCTATCTCCAGAGTAGGGGTTAACCCTAGCTCTTCGTCGATATCGATCCCCAGCGGAGTGATATCAACTGCGTTCATACGCATCATCTTGCGTATCTTGTCTTTGATTGCTTCGTCAATATCGGCTACGTTGTTATAGGTAACCGTGATTTCTGTCTTGTCGGAGAACAATCCGACGTCTGAAATCTTACCCAGCATCTCAGTGGCTTTAATCTCAATCCGGGGGTCGCCGCAAGTGGCCAAGTCCAGAAGTTTGTTGGTTACGACCAACCGGAGTTCGGCGGCATCTGCAACCAATGGGTTGTTGTACTCCCTAAGCATTGTACCGATACGGTCTGCAACCGACATCTTTTCTAGGGCGTACGGGTTTTTCTCAACCGGGGCTTTTGGGGGACGGCCACGTTTCTTTGGTGCCTCGCCGGTCATAGCTTCTTCGTACTGCTGTTTTGCTATTTCAGAAAACTGGGCAAAAACAGCGTCCGCTTCAATTTGAGCTACTGGCTCATCGTCAAAATGAGCACCAAGTCCTTTAAGGACGGCGGCAGTATTAGAAGCAATCTGCATGTTCTCACGCAGAGTTGATGCTTCCTCGGGTTCCAGACTATCTGGATAGGGAATGGTTTTGTCGGGTGTGATATGTAATGCCATGGAGGAAAAGGTGCACTCCAAAAAATATGGGGGAGTATAACCATAGGGAACCAGAAAACACAAGGGGGGCCTAAAAATATATAGGGGGGTGGGGTTTAGGGGGACCCAATTAAATGACGGGGGGGTGTTTTTAAATTTCACTCTCCCATTGCACGGAACACTGTGTTGTCCTGGGTCCCGTCTCCGAAGCGCAATTTGGGGGGTGCCGGTACCGTACCGGAGCGAAGTCGGTCGATTTTTGAAACCCCTCCGGCGCGAAGTCGGTCGATTTTTTACAGTCTTTCCGGCGCGCGAAGACGATTTTTTTTTTCCTTGCGTAGCATAGCGGGCGGCGTTACGCGGCGGTGGAGATTCACCCCTATTCTGGCCATTAGCGTATAGTATTAAGTATGGAAAGAGCGATCACTCAGACCTAGGAATTATCGTCATTCTGTCGATTGTTCCTGCGCAGTATGCGCGACCTTTATTGGAGAATTGATCATGGCAAATCAAGCCACTATGCCTGCTCAGGCTCAAGAGCAAACGGTGCAGTCCGCGGTCGCGGTTGTCGTCAACATGATCGGCGGCCGTCCAGCTGTCGAGTTGCAGGAAACAATCTTCACCATTGGTGAAGAAACCTTCGATGCTGAGGCGCTGATGGCGCGCGGCGTTGCGGCGCGTGACGTGTTGGATTCGAACCTACACGATATCGTTAAGGGTATCCCTTACCTTGAATTCATGTTGGTGCGTGACTTTTACAAGTCGGGCATCACTGATAAGGGTAAGTCGGATGACGCGGCGCAAAAAGTGTGGGAGCGCAGTGTCAACCGGATGGTGTCGACCTTTGACTTCGTGAAGCCTAAGTCGGAAGCCAAAGACGCGGTGCGCAAAGCTGAAGCGAAAGCCAAGGCGATCGCGGCGTTCGAAGCTCAGGATGATGACGCGCTAGAAGACGCGCGTGCCGACCTGCTGGAGAAAGGCGATCAAGCCTCACTTCGTAAGGCGCTGACGATCGGCAAAGAACTCGAGCGGCGTAATGCTGACGTGATCAAAGCTGACGCTGATCAACGCAAGCTGATCGTTTCCAAGATCGTGACTCGCGTCAAGGAATTGAGCAAAGCGGGCACGGATGACGCTGACAACTTGTTGGCCTCGGTGCTTATGATGCTGGGAGCATAACCATGGCGGGCGCGGACATTCATGCCGTGCCCGCCTACGGGCGGGACTACAAATCTGCGTCTGCCGTTAAGGCGGACTGGGCGGCTGGAAAAGATTTCCGGTGCTACCTTACAGGGCGTTATCTGAGCGCCCGCGATAATCTGGAAAATCAAATCTGGGTTCGCTACTCCAACCTTCGCAAGATCGTTCGGGTTTCGTAGTAACACGGGGGCTTCGGCCCCCATTTTTTTTGGCCCAAAATTTCCTGCGCGGTTCCCCACGGAGCCGCGCCCGCGATGCCCGTTCCTAGCAACGGTGTAGTCCGTCTGTGCGTGGCGGGCGGTGTTCCGCATGGCATTGCGCTGTTATCTTGCTATGCCAGTTCCGATAGCAACGGGCGAGGCCCGCCGTGGAATTGTCGACATTTCGACGATTTTTCCGCGCTGGTAGAGAGGCAACGCCTCGCCAAGTGCGAGATAAGTTAAGCGGGCGTGGCTTACCCTATTCCATAGAATATTTGTACGCTTCAAACCCTGGCCAATAAAACACGGCGGGCTTGGCTGTTACGCACACAATCGTCTTCCAGAAACGTTCTAGCCCCCATAGTTTTGTAAGATACGTTACTTTGAAAAAAGTGCCTCTTTTTTAGGCATTTTGGACCCCTATTTCTTACATAATGGCACGTATCTTACAAAAAGAATGAGACCCAAAAGCCCGCTAAGTCCTTGATTTTATTAGCTTCTTCTTCTATTCTATTTAGTTTTATAATATTAGTAAATCGGATTTTAAAAAATTGGGGTTAGAGAGAGAGCCGTTTCTTTTTTGGTCTTAAAATTTTTGGCTGAGAATAGGATGATCGCCAAAAAGCAAAAATTTTTTTCCTCTCACTGGTAAACCCTGTTTTTCATTTAAACTCGGTTACGGTATCTTATTTAACTCCGAACCCCTTGATTTCATTGACTTTTTCCCAAAGTTTGATAAGATATCGAGCGGGTTATGTAATAAATCGACGTTTCTTACAAAACCCCAAAACGCCACTTTCGTCCGGATTAAACGACATTCTGTCGATTGTTCCGTTTCCATCAACCTATTCTCAGCCGAAATTTTTAATTAGGAGTCCACATGGCCCGCCCCATAAAGTACAACAACGCCGATGACCTCATCGCTAACACCACCCAAATAAACGACTGCCTCGTGTGGCGCAGCCAAGGCGGGACTTGCCCCGTCCTGTCCCCCGCGTCTGTCATGGCCCGCATGTTCATGACCACGTCCATCGCACGTATCATGTTCACCATCTGCCGCTACATCCCAGCGAGCAAGAAACTCATCCGCTGCTGCGACAACGACTACTGCATCAATCCCTTCCATTTCGTCGAGTCGGGCAAGATACGCCGAACTCGGTATCGCCTGTCACGCCCGCTGACTAACATCACCAAAAGGGGCTACCTGAAAATACGTGTCGTGCCCATTGCTACGCCGACCAGTCTTTTGCCCGACCAAGAAAAGACCCGCCATCTGATTGCACCAACAGACGCCGAGATCAAAGCGCTACGCCCGCAAGACCCTGAACTTCTCCATATGCTTGCAAACGCTGCCGCCCAAGCGGGCTTTGATGGCGAGGGCGTTCTAGACAAGAACTCTCGCTACATTCCCAAGAAACGTGTTCGTCGTCCGATGGAGCCGACCCCCGACAAGCCCGTCCTGACCGTCAAACTTGCGAGGCCCGTTCCTGACCCCAAGCGCGAAGATGTAACGCTTGATGACATACTCAGCGACGCATGGTTAGATAAGATTGAGGAGCGCAGACGTGAGAGGTCTCTTACAAAACTATCGCGTATTCCAGAGTGGGACAAGCCCCCTAAAACGCGGAATGCCACTTGACTTTGTCAAACAAGTGTGGTACAATGTACTTTAGTACATTGAGGCAAGCGAGGCGCAAGTACTAGGTTCCTTGGGGCGCGGGAATCGTCGACATGGTGTCGATGTTTCCCCCCAAGGTTTTGTTTCCCATCTATTTGGAGTACCTTATGACCACTATGACCCGCGACGATGCACAGCACGTCCTCGACACCTGCCACAGCGAGACAATGGAGTGCATACAAATGTATGCATCCGGTCTCATCACCCTCCCCGAGATGGTCAATCATCTCATCCTCGTCAAGCGTGTCTACATTTCCGTCATCAGCACCGACGGCGTATTCGACCCCGCAACGGGCTTATCTCCCCTTTCTCTCCAAGGAGCCTAACATGACCGCCCAGCACAACAAAAACCGTTTCGAACCCGAAGTCAAGGCGCCTACTCTCGATGAGTGGCTTGCGTGGGCAGACGAGCACAGCTATGACACCGAGTGGGTCTACAACCTCACCGCCGAGCAGCGCGTATGGCTTGCTGAACAGGCACAATTCGATGAGTAATTACCATTCTACAGAATACGATGACGAAGATACCTTGTCGTCATCAACTACTTATTGCCGCATTTGCAGCGGCGAAGTGCATCACGCACGTTCGGTACTTGGCTACCGAGTGTGCATGAAGTGCGGTGATCGCCTTGCCCGCGATGAGCGGGCGGGGTGGTGCATCGTGCAAACGTACGGCAAGGGGCCGTACCAATTCGTTACCCGCGAGGCCGCACCCAAGGTTCTCATGGATACGAATCAGAAATCCCCGCGTTCGTAACTCGGAACGATCGACACGGTGTCGATCTTTCCTTTCTTTGTTTATTCTTTATATAGGACTCATCATGGCAGAAGTAAAATTTAACCGTCGCACCATCAATTTCAGCGAAACGGTTGACCTCATCCTCAACAGCGGGCACAACTGCGTGCATCTCGAAGGCGAGCCCGGCGTTGGCAAGACTGCAATCCACGACACCATCGTGGCCAAGACAGGATACCGCAAGGTGTACATCGACGGCCCGAACACCGACGTGGGCCAAGCGGGCATGCCCATCCCCAACCACGGCACGCGTACCTTGGACTTCTACCCTGCCGACTACTTTGGTCTGCATATCGACGAGCCCAAGATCATCATGATCGACGAGTGGACGAAGACCGAGGACTACGTGAAGAACACGCTACATCCTATGCTGCACGAGCGGCGTATGGGTACGCAGAAGCTACACCCGCTGGATATCATCTTCACCACCGGCAACCAAACGAGGGACGGCGTGGGCGACTCGGCCAAGTCTCATACACGTAATCGCCAGACATGGGTCACGTACATGAAGCCGACTGCTGACGAGTGGTTGATCTGGGCGGGCAACAACGGCATAGCTGCCGAGGTTATGGCATGGGTTACCGAGTATCCGCATTGCATGGCTAGCTACATGGACGGTGGTCAGAAGGAGAATCCGTACATCTTCAACCCCGAAGACGCATCACAGACTGCGTACGTCTCTCCGCGCTCGCTTGCCAAGGCATCGCATTGGGTCAACGTACGTGACCGCATCACGGAGAACGCATTGGTTGCCGCTCTTGACGGGACAATAGGTCACTCCGCGTCTCGTGATTTGCAAGCATACGTCTCGCTTGCGGATCAGCTCCCTTCCCGCGAGTCCATACTCAACCAGCCTGATAACGCATTGGTTCCTGCCAGCCCTGCTGCGCAATGCATCTTGTTGTTCAAAGCTGTGCAAGCATCGCAGCGCGATACGTTTGGTACGTGGATGCGCTACGTCCGTCGCTTCCCCAAAGAAGGCCAAGCCTTGTTCGTCAACAACTTGTTGGAGAACGAGGCCAAGAAAGATTGGGCCATTGTGCACCCCTCATTCGTCACATGGGCGCGTGAGAACCAGTACATGTTCGCTGGCCTCAAGGGCTAGGAACAATCGTCAACTTGTCGATAAATCCAAGGAAAAATTAAATGACTCAACAAACTGTATGCGATGTCATCATCGGCATCACCGGTGTTTTATTCATAGCCATCGGGTTCTCAAATTTTAGTGGCCTGCCCAACCTAGACAAGTTCACCTTGGTCTGGGGTGGGATGTGCATTGGCTATATCGTGACTACATATTTAAACAAGGAAGAAGATGATGATCAAGTCTAAATTGCCCGCTGAGAAGCGGCTGGAGTTAGTGCACGTATCGTTGATGCGTGACGACAGGTTCAAGGCATACGTCGGTCTGTTCATGGTGGGCAAGACCGAGGTGGTCGAAGACCCGATCACGGCCTGCACCAACGGGCGTGACGCTAAGTACGGGCGTGGATTCGTGGACGAGTTGACTGACAAAGAGCTAGCCTTTCTTGTCATGCACGAGAACATGCACAAAGCCTACCGCCACATGACTACGTGGCGGGCGTTGTGGGATACGAATCGCATGGCCGCGAATATGGCGTGTGATCACGTCATCAACTTGCAATTGGTTGACATGGACCCCAACGAGTCCATGATTGCCTTCCCGCGTGACAAGGACACGAACAAGCGCTTTGGTGTTTACGACGAGCGCTTCAAGGGTATGGACAGCAAGCAAGTGTTCGACATCTTGGTCAAAGAGAACAAGGACAAACCCAAGCGGGGCAACGGTAAGCCCGACGATGGAAAAGGCGACAGCGGTGTCGAAGATTCCGAAGCAGGCGATGACAGCGGTGACGGTGACGGCGGCCTTGACCAGCATGACTGGAAGGGCGCGAAGGACATGGACGCCGAAGAACGCAAGCAGCTGGAGCGCGATATCGAGCAAGCCATACGCCAAGGCGGTATCTACGCGGGCAAGACGGGCGCGAACATGCCCCGCGAGTTGTCCGAGTTGCTCAAGCCGAAAGTTGTGTGGCGCGAGGTGTTGCAGCGGTTCACCAAGATGCACTTGCGTAATCGGGAGAGCCCGTCATGGCGCAAGGCGCATCGTAACTTTCTGTGGCAGGACATGATCTTGCCTTCCATCGTAGGTAAACGGATGAAACACTTGGCGATAGGCATCGACACATCAGGTTCCGTGGTGGGCCCGTTGCTCGACGCGTTCCTGTCTGAGTTGAACAAGATATGCCAAGACATGATGCCCGAGCGTATCGACGTTATGTATTGGGATACACAGGTGTGTCAGCACGAGGTGTTCAAAGGTTCGGACAGCACCAACATCGTGCATCGCACTAGCCCCAAAGGCGGTGGTGGTACTAACCCCGACTGCATTGTCGAGTTCATGCACAAGAAACACATCAACCCTGATGCTCTTGTGATTCTGTCGGATGGGCATATGCATAGTGATCCGGCAGCTTGGGCACGTATGAAAGCGCCGACCCTGTGGTGCATCATCGGTAATGATTCGTACGTTCCCCCGTACGGGCAACTCGTCAATGTGAAGGAGGTGTGAGATGGAAGTATTGCTACACATAGGCGACAAGTCTTTCTTCCTTGAGCTAGAGGAAGCAATGAAGGTGTCCGAGATACTGTGCGCTGCGCAGTACTTGGGTACGTCGTGGCTGGGCTCGCGCAATGTTGCTGCCCGCAGGCAACCGGACGCTAAGTCTGCGAGTGTTGCGCCGGTAACGGCGTACTTGTTACTGGAGCTGGAACAGGGGGAAAAGAAATGAAAGAATCTGCGTACATGGTCAACTTGAACCGTGAAACATTCGAGCTGCTCCAACAGGTGCAACAAGAACTATCTACTGACCTAGGGTTTGAACCAACCAACGGTCAGGTTATCCGTCATTTAATTTCGATTTATTTCAAAGGAACATTAGCATGAGTTACTACAACACATATGGCGTAATGCGTATGGACAGCTTTGCCGAGGTGAAGAAGTGGTACGAACGGGTAATCCCTATTCGCGGGAATGCGGACAAGGTCAAGCCCTTGGGCAACCGCAGGTACCACTTCGCGGCGAACATCACCATGCCTGATGCCGACACCGTCGATCTTAATTACTGCGGCGCACCGCTGGTGAGGTGGAAACCGGACAATACGTTTACCGTGTTTTCCACAAAATACGCCAACGCTTACGGGCCAGACAACATGACTCCGTACTTGCCAAGGGGTTGTTTCTTCTCGTGGAACTCGGGTCGGATGTTTATTAACCTACCCGGCAACAAGACCTATCTGATGGACCTCAATCAAGAGATGCGGTTTCAGATGGTCGAGGGAAAAGTCTTTATGTTGAACAAACCAGTAGCTTATTCGTACAGGATTAAGCGAGCGCCATTGGCTAAAGTCATGAAAGAGTACCAGCCTTTCCTTGACTGGTTACAGGTTGTGCTTGCTGTGTCACATCCTATGAACAACGACGAACTTAATATGCCGTATTCGTTGTTTGTGGAGCAAGCGGGCGTGAAGCACAAAGAGTACTACAACACCCTTGTCACGAACGCAAGCAAAGAGACAGAGAACAGGCGAACGCGTATCTACTCGGAAAGCAATCAATGGCTTGGCCTACCGTTTTCGAAGCGGGGCAATGGTTCTGCTGCCAAGGGTTTCCATAAGCCAACCTCCGAGTTGCTACACGAGTGGGTAGTGGACACGAGTGCGGTTAACTGGGCACAAGCTATGTACGTCATAGCCAAACAGGCTGCTGAGTCTAGGTACAGCCACAGCTATAGTTCCGCGTATATACGTACGCTCAAGGTAGATCATGCCAAAGACTACTTACGTGACCTTGCGATATTCCTGAACAGGGACGAGGTAATTGAGAAGATGCGTCTGGAAGATGGTGAAGCGCCGTCAAAGCGCAACACTAATTTCTTTACCGAGATCAGTTTTGTCTTATAGGAATCTTCGACATAGTGTCGATAGTTCCACTAACCTTTTGGAGAATACCATGCTAGAGAATACAGTTGTTTCCCTTTCCTCGATGGCCATGCTTGTCGAGTTACGTATCAGTACTTGGACCGCTCGCAAGCGTGACAACGAGACTTCCGTCGATATCAACAACTCCAAAGAAGCATCGCAAGACGCGTCTTCGGTTTACAAATACTTGATGGCGGGCAGTGATCATCTTGACAAGATCGTCAAGTACTCGGCCAAGGCCCGTGCGTGGCACGGTACGCAGACCCTGCCTTGGATGAAGGGTGTGTCCTTGCTTCCGATGGAGAACTTCTTTAAGTACCGCGAACAACTGGGTACGATGGAAGCAAACTTCTACGCGCTGGTGGATGACTTTGTGCTTGCGTACCCAAAGCTTGTGAACGACCAAGCATTCAAGCTGGGTAAGTATTACCGTGCTGATGAATTCCCCGATGCGGAGACTTTGCCGCGTAGGTTTAAGTTTGAGTACCACTTTCTCCCTGTTCCAGAGAAGGGGGACTTCCGCGTCAATTGCGAGGCGCGGTTACGGTCTGACCTCGAAGAACAGTACGAGAAGATGTACACGACCAAGTTGGCCGAGGCCATGCGTGACCCATGGGATAGGTTGCATGACTTGCTTGGCCGCATGTCCGAGCGCCTGAGTGACAAAGAAGACGGGAAACGCAAGATATTTCGTGACTCCATCATCACCAATGCAACGGAGATGTGCGACTTGCTGACTAGGCTGAACATAACCAAAGACCCAGCGCTAGAGAAAGCGAGACGCATGCTTGAGCAATCCATCAACGGGTTTGACCCCAAGGACTTGCGTGATAGCAGCGGTGCACGCTTGGAGTTGAAGACAAGCGTCGAAGATATCCTCAGCAAATTTAACTGGTAAGGAGAAAACACATGAGCAAATTGGCAAACATAAAGATGGTAGAGAACTACGTGCTAGACCCTAGCTTTGAAGAACTTATACATACGCTGGCCCTGCGTCATCCGTTGTATACATTCGGAACTAAAGGCATAAAGCCTGACGACCTAGAGTGGATTAGCGGCAAAGCGCCTAAGTTTAAGATGAGACCCGAAGACACCCCTAACGAGACGCGGTTCGTTTCGTATCTGAAGGTGTACTCAGGAGCCGAAGAGTTGGGCATTATAGCTATGGACGCCGCTTACGTAGATGGCAAACGCATACCAAAATATAAGTTGGACTGTTGGCGGTTGGGGGAAAGGGAAAACTCCAAAACGTCGTCTATTAAAACGACAAAGCTTAACGTAGCATTACGTACGTTCAAGAAATTCTTTATACCACGGGCGATGCTTGAGTTGTATGAGAACGCGAAAGTTGAATTGGATAATAACTTTCGTAGCTGTTTGCGCCTGTTGCAGCGGCCCATAGATCATGGTCAGCTATCGCCTAACTCGGTAAGTATGGAACGATACGCATATCTAACGATAAACAATCTGGCCATGGACCCCGATCTGCATAAACTTATGACGCAATCATTCTGTTCTGAGAAATATGCTGTAGCCATGTCCAAGTACATGCTTGCCAAAACTATGGAGAACATGGACGCTCATGTTGTAATAGCATACAACGAGGGTTACTTGTACTGGAACAAAACAGAAGACGAAGTAGGTGAACTGCAACATCTGGCGTACGAGGATATGCCCGAGCCATTGAAGAACAACCTTGCTGTACTACAGCTATGTAAGGACAACGAACTTGTTCGAGACGTGGGCTATAGGTGCCGCTCAGACTTGTTCCTAGTGATACCAGCGTAACCAGTAAGTGAAGAGACCCGCCTAGTGCGGGTCTTTTTTTGTCCGGAATTTTCGACAGCTTGTCGATGTTTCCACCTAGGGTTTGTACCTAGAAATATTTTTTAAAAGCCACTTGACTTTGTCTAGTAGAGTGCTATATTTCAGGTATGGCACATACACCCGAACGCAAAGTCAAAGACAAAGTGGTAGCGCTGCTCAAGCAGTACGACGCCTACTTCTTCTCACCCCCGAGCAATGGATTCGGGCGGTCGGGGATACCCGATATCATAGCTTGCTTGTACGGTCGTTACATAGCCATTGAGTGCAAGGCGGGCGACAACAAACCGACGGCACTACAGATACGCGAACTCGGTCTTATCACCAAGGCTGGTGGTGTGGCTTTGGTCATACGCGAGAACAACATAAACGAAGTAGCCCTAGCGCTTCAATCAATCAAGGAAGAACATGACAACACAAAATGATGCCCGTTCCCATGGTGGGGATGGCGCATGATTACGATAGACTTTGAAACGTACTACGACCGTGACTTCTCCCTGACCAAACTGACTACCGAAGAATACGTCAGATCAGATTTGTTTGAGGTCATCGGTGTCGCGGTCAAGGTCAATGACGAGCCGACGCAATGGTTTTCCGGTGGTCACGCAGAAATGGCTGAGTGGCTTGCTCAGTTCGATTGGTGCAACCACTTCGTGTTAGCCCATAACGCTATGTTCGACGCGGCAATTTTGACGTGGGTCTTTGGGCAAAAACCAAAGGCATGGCTTGATACGCTGTCTATGGCAAAAGCAACGTTGGGTACACAAGTAGGCGGTAGCTTACGTAAACTTACAGAGCATTTTGCCTTGGGCGTTAAAGGTACAGAAGTTGACGACGCACGAGGTCTGCATCGTGAAGACTTTACCCCTGCATCACTTGCTAAGTACGGTGAGTATTGCCGTAACGACGTAGACCTAACTTATAAGTTGTACGCTGAACTTAACGTGGGATTTCCTACCATTGAGAAGCGTCTGATTGACGCGACTATTCGCATGTTCAGCGACCCGCTGTTGGAGTTGGATACTGAGCGGCTAGAGGAGCATCTCATCAATGTACGTCTGCGCAAGGAGCAGTTGTTCACAGATGCAAAAATTACTAAGGACGTATTGAACAGTAGCGCCAAGTTTGCGGAACTTCTCAAAGCGCAGGGCGTAGCCCCTCCTATGAAAATAAGCCCTGCTACGGGGAAACCCACCTTTGCGTTTGCGAAGAGTGATGCGGCCTTCGTAGCCTTGCTTGAACATCCTAACGAAGCAGTGCAAGCATTGGTAGCTGCCCGAGTGGGCGCTAAATCTACGTTGGAAGAAACACGTACTGAGCGTTTTATAGCTATCTCTCAGCGCGGGCATATCTGCGGTGCATTACGCCGCATGCCTATCCCTTTGAAATATTACGCTGCCCATACGGGTCGGTGGGGCGGGTCTGACAAAATTAATCTTCAGAACTTACCTAGTCGTGGCGAGGAGAAGAACAAACTAAAGCGGTGCATCGTAGCGCCTCGCGGGCATGTCATCATTGATTGTGACTCATCGCAAATTGAAGCGCGAGTCTTGGCATGGCTGGCAGGACAGAGCGATACGTTGGAGTTGTTCCGCTCTAAAAAAGATGTTTACAGTTACATGGCGGGCACGATATACAGTAAGCCCCCCACAGACGTAACCTTTGATGAACGTTTTATTGGTAAGACTACTGTGCTTGGTGCTGGTTACGGAATGGGCGCGGAGAAGTTTCAGTTGCAGCTTCAGAACATGGGCAAGCATTTGGAACTTGATGCATGCCGTCACATCATCAAAGCGTATCGCGCATCCCAGCATAAGATTTCTATGTGGTGGACACATTTAAATATGGTGCTAGAGAAGATGTCAGCGCAAAAAACATGTTTAGTTGATTGGCAAGACTTGTTAGAACTAAGCCCATTTACCGGTATCAAACTGCCCAACGGGCTGTATCTCAACTACCCCGAGTTACGACGCCACGCTAATGGAGAGTTTACGTACATGACCCGTAACGGTGTGAACAAAATTTATGGGGGTAAGGTTGCGGAGAACATATGCCAAGCTGTTGCCCGTTGTGTTATTGGCGAGCAGCTGCTTGAGGTAAACAAGCGATACCGTGTGGTGCTTACTGTACATGATGCTATAGCTTCGGTTGTACCGGAAGACGAAGCATCTGAGGCTAAAGACTATATAGAAAAATGTATGAGGACTTCTCCTGCATGGGCGCATGGGTTGCCTCTTGACTGTGAGTCAGGCATGGCTCGAAATTATGGAGATTGTTAATGGCAAATATTACTTGGTCCTACAGCAGCTTGTCGCTGTACCAACAATGCCCTAAAAAATATTACCACCTCAAGGTATTGAAAGATATCAAAGAACCGTTGAGCGAGGCTATAACTTTTGGGAACACGATACACAAAATTGCAGAGCAGTACGTTAGTAACAACACCCCTATTCCAGAGCCGTTTAAAGAGATCGAACCAGCACTTGAGTCCATACGTAACATGGAAGGCAAGAAGCTATGCGAGAACAAACTTGGTTTGACCGCCAATCTAGAGCCATGTGGGTTCTTCGATAAAAAAGTATGGTGGCGCGGGATAGCTGACATTATTATTTTGCAGGGCGATAGGGCATTAACTATTGACTACAAGACAGGTAAGAAAAGTCAGTACGCTGACTTGAAACAATTGGAAGTGCTGTCGCTTGCGATTTTTAAGCATTTCCCGGAAATTAAAAAAGTCAAAGCAGGCTTGATGTTCCTATTTGCTGGTGACTTTATAAAGGCTGACTATCTATCGGATAACCAAGATGAAGCTTGGGGTCCATGGATATCGGATGTTGGGCAGTTGCAATCCTCGGTTGAACATAACGTATGGAATGCAAAACCCAACTTTACTTGTCGGGGCTGGTGTCCCGTTACATCATGTGTTCATAATCAAGGAAGCAAAAATGGCTGATCAAACTATATCTTCTCGTGTTCGCGCATACATTAAATTAAACCCTAATGCAACGGATAAAGAAGTTGCCGCAGCATTGGGTTTTTTCAACAATCAAGTAGCAGCTATTCGGTGGCGCGACAAAAGATATGGCGCGCCAAAACATAAGTACAAGTACAGAAAAGCTAACAAGTTTGAAACAAACAGTATCACCAGTAGTGATAAAAGTCTTGTTGAGCAGCTAGAAAAATCTGATCCGGTAAAGCACCCAGCGCACTACAAAGTAGGCGGCATCGAAACCATCGACTTCATCGAAGCCAAACAACTCAACTACAACTTAGGTAACGTGGTCAAGTACATCACCCGTGCAGACCACAAGGGCAATCAACTGCAAGACCTACAGAAAGCGCAATGGTACTTAGCCCGTGAGATCGAGAGGGTACAAGCATGAATTGTTGTGACGAGTACGGCCAATGTAATCAAGGCCGCAACTGCCCTGTCAGGGCTTACCAAGAAGAGACTGGCGTAGTGACCTACATCGTCAAGTTTCTGGCCATCATCGGCTTCTACACCTTCTTGATGATCGTGTTGGGCTACCTGTGGGCAAGCACCCCGCTGGTGAAGGAGCGTACGTGTACCCCTGACTTGATTGATAGGATATTCAAATGACTTGGCCCTTCCCGCCATTCCCTATGCCCCCGCAAGCGCCGGTCAAGGATACCAAGCCCGCGCCAATTAACCCTAACGATTTTGAGGACGCGTTGATATGAAAGTAAAAGAACTGATTGAGAAGCTGCAAGAGTTTGACCCCGAGCTTATGGTGGTACGCCCCGGATACGAGGGTGGCGAGA